TGAGCTCCTTTATTTTTCGTTTTCTAAAATTCAAAATATCCTTGCTACGAGCAGATACATTTGTATCTTCGTAGGCCGGGAAAGTAACGACGGACACTTCATACAATTCAATTCCAGTAATGGTGGAGCGGTAGCCATCCGCTGTATCTTCCCATTCTTCTTCGGTAATTTGAAACCCAAAGCTGCATTGGTCAACATCACCACGTTTGACGCGTTCATACAAATTGACCGCATCCTGATCATTAGGATTGACTTTAATTTCGCCATACAACCCTTTATCATCTACGCGTAAGGTTAACGTGTTTGATTTAGTTCTACCTAAAACTAATCCGTCATTGTGGTTAATTAATGCTCGGATATCCGTTAAGTCGATGTTCTCAAACGCTTTTGGCGATACTTGTTCATAATAACCATCCCATAACTCCGTCCATGAGTTAAATACGACGAAATAGCCACCAATAATCATTTGGTCATTTTCTGCTTCGCGTGTTTGTAATCCGCTAAGTGACCGTGTCTGATATTTTGCCATCTTCATCACCTCCTTTAATCAGCTTACTTTGATTACCGATGTCCGATTGCTTGATGTAGTTTTCAAGAACGATTAATTCTTGCATTTCTTCATCTGGTGGAAGATTTAACCAACCGCGAATTTCATTACGACGCGCGGTATTCGTTTGAATTAATTGTGTACCGGCTTGCACGAGTTCGGTAATCGAATAATTGTATAAACTACGTGGATTAAAGGCGAAATACATCGTTTCATCACTAACTAAAGTCGTTAATGTTTGCTGAATGGCAATCGCAATATCCATGATTTTCGTGTTAATGAATGAGTTGTATTCTTCTTTTTTGTATTCTCCAACTCCCAATAAAAAAGACGGCACTCCTAACAAGCTAGCTACCGTCTTTTTGTCAATATTCACACTGTCATTAATTGCAATATCATTCAAGGTTAAAGGTTTCGTTTGCGTTACATTGACCAATCCTTGTGGAATAATCCACGGTTGCCCTGATTTACTTCGTTTGAGATACTGCATTTCAAATTTCATCCGACCTTCTTCTGTGGCTAGGTCATCTGCATCTGAATCCACACTCACGATTAAGGTTGGCTGATATTCTGAACGCATAAAATTTCGCTTTGTTTGATAGCTTTGATTTAAGTTATCAGCTAACGTCTTAAGCGATACTTGATAGCCATCTCCTAAATATGGATAGTTGACACGATTGTTAATTCGAAAATGTAGTAATGTACTAGGGTCGTATTTATTACCATCGATGTTAATTAGGTAATCATCTTGACCACAATCAAAAGTCACACGATTTGGCTGTATTGGTTGCAAGCTAACCACACGCCCGCCCATAGTAATTGGTTTGACTACGCAATTACCATTACCTTCGAGGAGGAGTGTTCTAACTATCCAATAAATAAATGATTTTCGCGTCATGTATTGGTTAGGTCGGATATCGACTAATCTTGATAGTTGATCATTCACACGCGTGTCTCCTAATTCGCCATTTTGCATGAGATGAATACTCATATTCGATACAAGATTGGCAATACGGTCAACTGCACTTCTAATTTCCGGGTTATCCGATAATTTCGTGTAACCATCATCAATCAATTCTTGCAATTGGCTAGGCATCACCACGACTGTAGATGGACTCTCTGACCGTTTCTTAAAATTTAAAAATGGTAGTTTCAATGTTTGTCTCACCTCCTTTTCTTAAAAATAGTGGAGCGGTATATTCTCTACGTCTTCTAATTTGATATTCAAGCCCTCTTGCACTCTATGAAACCACCAAGGCGTAATAGTTTTTAAATAGTAAAATAGCCATTCGCCAGGCGGTATCGTGTCATAGATAACCGCGTATTGACTGCCTACTTTACCACTTGATTTCAGCAAACCCACTTGCCCTTTGGTTGCTGATATCTGTATCACTATCGAATTTTTCGGGTAAATCTTGTCCTTCTTTGCACGTTCCACTTTTGCGATATGTCGGATTCTTGGACGATTTACCCACCATGCTTTTGGGCGTTCACTAAATTGTGGGAACTTATTAATATTACGATTATTTTTTTTCATTGGTAACGCAAAAGAAGCAATGACACTTTCTGATTCGATATGGTCAATTGCTTCTTCTTCAAATTCGATAATATTAAATTGTTTCATGACATCTTCTGTATGTGGCATAACGTTCACATCAGAATACGCTTGATAATCGTCTTTGCTATTTTGGATGAAATATATCTGCCTTGCCTTTCGTGTGAGTGTATCGCCATGTATGACGATTGCGTTCATTCCGCGAAAAGCTAAATTGTGAATAAGATAAGGAATAGCATTATCTGCTAATTCTTCGCAACCATAAAGATATCTATGTGGTGCATAACTAAAAGGCGACTCATTCACTCGGTCATCTTGCCATTTAGCAATAATCAATGCACCTGTACCGGCTGTTGCATCATATGCTGACCAATTACCTAACTTTTCCGTTCTTGTAATTGCCGATATGAGTGTGGCAACTGCATCTGGCGTATAATCTTGTTGGTTTGTCTTTCGTTCAGCGCTGTAGATTTCGAAATAGGGTTTAAATGTATCTACACCTAAATTAAAAGAACCACTATCGACTAGCTTTTCATGTAGCTTATCGTAAAATTTCTCTCGTTTCTGTTTATCTAATACAATTTCAGATAAATAGCGTTCAAATTGTGAATGCTGTCGGACGTTTTCGCAACAGTCATAATAATCTTGATAGCTTAACATTCATTCACCACCTTATATATATTTATAAATCCCAAGCTTCTTTCTTAGCTTTCTTCTCGCCTGATTTCAGCATTCCAACGCAAGCGAATACGCTCGCATCAAATAAATCTATTCTTTGGTTAGGCATTACCTTTTCAAATTGAATCATGTCATCTGTCTTTTCAATTGCCTTAACGTTTCCTACGCAATATTCATACGCACGATTATGCACGTAGTAAAATTCTGCATTACGCATTTTAAATTCAATTCGTCTAAATCCTTCTGATTTAACGACAAATAGCTGTGGCGCATCTTCCATCTTAAATTTTGCTTTTTTCATCATTAAGAAAAATTCACGACCGAATTTTTTATCAAAATGTACCGACTTAATTTTAAATCCTTGCTTTCGCATCTTGATAAACCAATTGACTACATCATCGTATAGCACAGTTTCAGTATTCGATAAAGTCGCCCATCCTTCTTCTTCCCATTCGAATAATGGGATATCATCTTCTTGCGCTTTTTCCAATGCATGGATTCGTGGGAAAAACGCGTGTGGAATAACGATGTCGATTGACTTACCTTGTTTATCGGTATAATTCCCATACAGACAAGCGGCGGTCAAGTCGTGCATTTTGGATAAGTCGGCGCCACCGTACCACGTAATCGGTAATTTAGCTAAATTACTTAAATCGTAGTCGTATTGACTATCCGAATACTTAAACATATCAATATCAAAATACGCATCTAACGAATTCGTGAATACATTCAGTGACTTATTCTTAAATTCATTTTTCAATTGTGGTTCATTCTTGGCTTGCTGTGCTTCGGATATTAAATCTTCCAAAGTAACCGTGACTCCTAATGATGGTGTGACTGATTCTAATAACTCCGCGTCATCAATATCCGTTGGTTGTTTAGTAATCGGATTTAGGATATTCCCTTTTTTATCCGTTTCAGCGCAACATAAAAAAATAAAGTAATGATCGTAGGTTTTGTCTTTGATTTGACCGTTTAATACTTTCTTTAGTGTTTCCACACGCTGTGCTAAAAATCCGTTCGGAATATCGCCGGCAGTAGAAATTCCCATCAGCAATTTATTTCGATAGGCTTTTTGTGAGTTTTTCATTAACACGTATTTTTTCGCACCGGCACGCTTCCACGAATGAATTTCATCTAGGATTAATGCATTCGCATTTAGTGAGTCCAATTTATCTTCTTGATTGGCAAGGATTTAAAATTAAGTCGGTACATTTTTTATCAAAATGTACCGACTTAATTTTA